AAGAGTAGTATATACAGGCAAAATCGACTTTTTGTTTCAAAAAACCCCGAAAAAAACTTCGGGGTATTTTTTTGTCTATAGGTTTTTTATACTCTAATGTTGTCTCCTGATTTTAACTTTTTATTGATATATTGTGAACTGTTTGTATATGACATAATATCTCTTAGATCACTAATAACTACATCTATGTAATTTGAACGTAAAGCAAAAATATTTCTTTTTGCGTCATTTTTACTTATTTCATAATCGTAGAAAGATGTGGAAGTTAGTACATCTGATCCTGAAATAGAATAATTTGTACCATTTTGTGAATACTCAAATGTAAAATCAGAATCAACCTCTAATCCTTCCTCTAAGAGCAATACTCCATAATTATCTTTAATTGCTTTTGTCTTATAATGGTGAATTGATGTTAGTTGCTCGGAACTGTACTTATTATTCAAAAACCTTTGAAAATCATATTGACTCATAGGCCATTCATCTCTTACATTTATAATATTGTTTGATAATAATACAATCCAATCTAATTCAGGATCATCATAAAGGTCTTCTGCAACGTTATCTGGTCTATCATCACCTATTATGTCATATTTTTCAAAAGCAATTGCATTTTCAAAAAAATCATCTCTAATTTTACCTCTTTTGAAGAGATTTTTTGTCGCATAAACATCTCTACTAGAACTTCGATTCTGAGAAAATGATGGTAAAATTAAGCTTGGATGGTGGTCGAAGTATGCCATTTTAGAATCCTATGTCGTCTTCTGCAATATCGTTTTCACCTTGTATATTCAGACCCAAATCTTGTAAACTAGGGTCGGTACTTCCATCATCATAGTCACCAGAGAATATTGGTGTTAGTTCTGTAAATGTCATGGACATGTTACTTCTAACTGGCATTGATATTGCACTATCGTCAGAGTATGCTTGATATACATTTTCTGGAGTAAAGTCAATTTCAACAGCAGTTAATGCACATATTTTAAAGATATTTAGACCCTTGATTCTCCTACCATTGTTTTTGTAGCATAATCTATAAACATTTGGTGAACCAAGGTATAATTTTTCACCACCTTTACCAGCAGCGTTGTTTGGTAGCATTCCTTGTTTGAAGAATCTTTGTACTTTTCTTGCTGCTATTGCATCATTTTCATCATCAGGTGCAAATTGAAATACAAATGTAAATGTTCTAAGTTTAGGTGCTGAGAATAATAACTCTAAATTAGGGTTGATTGCCATACCAGTTGATCTTGCAATCATCTGACTAGGATCAACATTTATTCCTATTTGATTTAAAGCTGCTTTTGAAAGAACTGATGATATTAATTGTCCAGATTGTCCCTGTCCTAGTTCTGGTAGGTTATCCCAAGTTTCCTTGAGTCCATCTACCCCAGCTTTCATAGCACCTGCTATATTTTGTTTTCCACCAAGAACTCCTGTAATTTGATCTTGAACTGCCATAAAAGCACCTGCTTCTAAAGCATTTACTCTACCTTCACCCCAATCAACTCCAGTACTAGCAGCTATTTTATTTGGTATTGGTAGTCTTACCGATCCAAGAAATTTCTTAACATTTCCACCTTTATCAAGACCTTTAGTAGCAGCATCTGACCAACTTTGTCCTTTTTCGACTTTATATTCACTAATTATCTCATGTTTACCTGTCATCGCTCTCCATACATCAGGATCAAATATACCAAGAGCACCATTTGCTCCAGGAAGCCAACCCATCATACCTTCTCTGTGCAAAGGGCCTCTATATCTTTCCCCAGTTTTTTCTCTGGTGCTTAGATTACCTGCTTGTGGAGCTTTATATTCAAATGCTTCGATATAAATGTAATCTTGACTTTTATCCATATCCCATGGATAAACGAGATTCTCAGATCCTTTTGCTTTACCGTGTAGAAAATGTTTTGCTGGTGTGAAGTTTTTTGCAGTTTCTACATCTGGTATTGCTGCACCGTTCAATTGGTTTTTGAGGGGATCAGGGAATGTTCCTGATAACAATTGTTTATCCTCATCGGTTAGATTTCCTTCTACTACATCTGACATACCAGATTCAAGTAATGCATTATCATGAACATTTTTATTTAAAACTGTTTGTGTTTCTGCTATTTCACCAATTTCATTCATTTTATTAATATAAGCAGTACTTCTAGTATTATTGATATCTGTTTGTATTGATTTTCCTACTAAACTATCGGGAGATAATGGTGCAATCTGACCATCAGGCATGACTATAGATGTTTTTATAGGTCTACCATAGTTACCGTTTTGTGTGTCAATATCTATTGTTTCTGTTACTACTACATCTACATTATCTACAACTACTGTATACTCAAATGAAGTTGTTAGTTGATTATTTTCTAATATAGAAAGAGGTTGAACTGTAGATTGTGAGTTTGTTGGAGTTCTATAAATTGCAGTCATTACCACACCCTCGTTTTACTAATAGACAACTCAACACTTCCGAGATCTCTAATGAACTCTTCTATAGGTAAATTAAAGGCAGTTTCCCATTCTTCCATTGCTATATCCAAGAATAACGTATCTACATAGGATTTTAGGTATTTATGGTATCCTTTAGGAAGTTCTGCTGGATTTGCCTCATCTATCCATTCCATTATCATTTCTCGTTCATCTGGTGCATAATAATGTAAGTTGACCCCCCAGAAAACATTAGCTTGACTTGCTATAATATAACATAAAGGGTTTCTGTCATAATATCTCAATTTTTCTGCAGTTTTTGCACCATACTGAAACAGCATTAGATGACCAGGTACAGGTGTGCCTGTTGTCTTTGATTTTGGAAAGGTGTTTCTAAACTCCAAGTTCTTTCTCCGTTAGTATTTGGAATTTCCATCTTCTGTCTTTACAGAAGTCTTCTGCTGCTTCCCATTTTGCATGGTTTACTGCATATTTCATTACTTCAGTAACATATTTCTTAGTTCTTGTTTTTTGTATTTTTGGTTCCTTTACTTCTTTAGCAGGTTTGACTTCAATTACCTTTTCAAGTATTTTTCCTTTTGCATCTTTATATTTAATATAAAAATCTGGAAAATATCTATGTGATTTATTATCAATTGGTGATCTGTATGGTATTATTATTTCTTCTGATGACCAAGTTATGATACTTTTATTTGAATCACAATAATTCATGAATTTTAGTTCCCAAAGAGATCTGTAAGTGATGTCACTTGAATTACCTTTGTACTTTTTACGGTTCTTTGGTCTAAACTTTCCTTTATATGACATACATAGTATACAACTAAGCATCTTATATTTAGAAGGTATGGCATCAGATACCATAGTCTCTAGGAGATATTATCTACCAACTAGCGAATTATACGAAACTGGATCGAAGTTTGGTAGTAATGTACCTGCTTTCAATAATATTTACGATGTCTTTATAAATTTTTCTGCAAGTGGTCAACTAGGAAGTTTTATTGAGAAGCAAAATAAACACTATACAAACAAATCAGTAGGATCTAGTCTTGCTTTGTATTGTTCTGAGGCAGTTTTACCTGGTTCTAATCTTCAGACATCTTCAGTTGATGGTCTAAGGCAAGGTATGTCTCAACATTATGCTACCTTTAGAAGATTTCCTGATATTACTCTTACTTGGTATACTCAGCAAAACTATATGACAAATGATATATTTAATTCTTGGATGGAATTTATTTCTCCATTGGATATTGGAGCTCCAATGTCAAGCAAAAGTTCTTTTAGAAAATTGAAATATCCTAGTACATATAAAATTCCCATGGAGATAACTTCATTCAGTAAGGATGTAAAAGGAAAGCCCGATAGATTGACAGACCATCCTGGTGTGAGAACACCTAGTAGCATAACTTACTTTATTGAGCAAGCATTTCCTGTTTCTATAGTGGCAGCACCATTAGCATACGGTAAGGCAGAACTAATAAAAACATCAGTTACTTTTAAATACGAAAATTATTCTATTGAACGTACTTCTAGAACTGGTGAGGTTCTTGCTAAATCTAGTCTATAAAACCCTATAAATAAAGCCACTGAAGTGAATTACTATGCCATTACCTAAGGTCGTAGCACCTACATTTGAATTAAAACTAATTTCTACATCGAAAACAGTAAAATACA